AATCTAATGGCCTCCCTCGCACTTGCTGTGATAGAGGCGGCTAGGTCTACATCAGCCCAACCGAAGCCCTGAAACGCAAGAACCCCATAGAAAGAACTCATGAGGCGCTTCACGGCCATTTGATTATTATACCACTTTTGATATTCTTCTTTGTTGTTTGCACTCCTCATTCTTTTCTTGTAGTCATTTCTTAACTCCCTTAGTTCAATTACTGCTCTAGGCAATACTCCTAATTCATCTGTGTTGTAGTATAGCATTTGTGTTTGTTTGACTTCGCTAAAATCTCTAGGAGTTAGAATATTAACTCCAAAATCTGTAGGTTCTTTTGATTTAGTTTCCCAAGATATATTTCTAGCCATCATCATACTAGGATATAGTTGAGCAAAATCAAATGCCGCTACATTAAGGTGTAGTCCGTTAGTATCTTCACTAAGCGGGTCATAAATCATAGCCCCTTCATACTCTCTTCTATCAGCACTCTTGAT